TTGGGAATGTAGGTGTAGTTGTGATAGTTACGTCTACAACAGTATTCACGTTAATACTCATAATGTCACCTCAATAGTATTTTGATAATCGCCTTGTTCAGTTTCAATATTGACTTCTATGTCAACTTCTTGCACTGAATCAACTTCGTTTATATTTGTGTCAATGACATGGAAAAGCATGTCTATTTGTGCCCGTTCTTCAAAATTCGCTAAATCAATCTCAGTCAAATCTCTAACGTCGGTTGTGTTTATATATCCGATACCATTGGATACTAAAAAAGCTAAATTAGCCGACTCATAAGAAGCACCCTGCAACTTAAAAGCATTATTTATTGCACTCGCCATAAAGAAATTTATCGAAGCATTAAACTGCCTAACTCCATCCCTTGTCTCATTGATGTTAGTTGTCGTTTCCGGACTAATATCTTCATAGCCGATTTGATCCTGGCCGATAGATGCGATTGGGGTTATTAACACGCTCGCAAATGGAGTTGTTGGAGTTGGTGCGTTCTGATTGGCTTTCAATACGTTAGTATCTGTATTCAGTCCAGTCACCAATCCAACGTAATCGCGTATTGATTTGTTTATAACATCTACATCAATCATCACTTTCCTTTGCAATTAGAACATCACTGAACCCGTTACCTGTCCATTCGCTGGGTCCAAAAACCCTATACCGACTGCCGAGATAAATAACCACATCTGCAAGCTCAGTTCCCTTGCTGATAGTCAATTGGAATTTCGTAATCAGCCTTAGCATTTCCGATTGACGCTCCCCTTCTGATAGCTTCAATAAATCATTTGCGGTGGCTGGAGTGATCGATCCGATTTGATTCGTAACTACAACTGGATCAGGAGTCCATATGCCGCTAACATATTCTCCAGTTGTTCTTTCGACCTGGAAAGTCGTAGAGAAAACACCGCTATTGATAATGTCAGATATGTCCATCATTTTTTATCGACCTCGTAAGTTATCTGTGCCCGCATATGGCCTGTGTCAATAAGTGGATTAGCGGACTTCTTGACCTGCACAGTACTTTTTGCATTTGCCGGCTTTCGAATGCCAGTAATGTTTTCTTTAACATCGCCTGCAGCAATAGCACCGAGCCTATTTAACGCTTTTTCAGTTGTCAAAGAACCTTTTAATACCGCCTTTAAATTCAAGCGGTTTATCTTTTTGTACTTATCTCGATTCTTGCTTATGCCAGTTCTCAAGAATGATCGTTCTGGGATGTTTACCGTCCCGAATTCATTCCATAATCCAACATCAATGACCGACGTTCCATCTGGATATGGTAAGCTTCCTTTTGGCAATCCAATCTTGACCCGCGTCATGCCGCCCATATTCTTTTTTAACTTTTTAATGTCGAGTGGCTTTACTACTGTAAGTTTTGCATTAAAACCCATATCATACCACCAGACCGCCCATTCCAACTTGTTTTCTGTAAGTCAAATAACGCTGTCCATACTTTGTACTGTTATAGTAAGCGTCTGATCCATCATTTGATACTGGCATACCATAAGAAACTGAAAGCGGGCCAGTCGTAGCCTGTGTAATCGGACCAACCGACCCACTACCAGAATTGACACTCGTGGAGAAAGTGGCAATATAATGAGCCGCTAAAAAAGCCTGTCCTAAATCATACTTGATGCCCCACTGACATACATCCATAATGCACGCCGCATCAGACAAAGCCTCGTTTATTTCCGAGTCCGGCACTTCCGAAAACTCAGGGAATCTCGATCTAAATTGTGAAAGAGTAGTTGCCACTATTCAGATTCAACTTCTTTGATCTTAGATACCATTGAATCAATACCGTTATTGCCGAAAGCAATATCATGCTTTTCTTTTGCGTATTCTTTCAACGCGGTTTTGATTTCGTCCGGATTTTTGCCATCGAGCGATTCCATCAATGTATCGACGCTTGCTGGGGATTCATCATTATCATCGTCGGTATCATCAACGTTGTCATCTTCGGTTACAATGACCGTGGCTGGCTTATCGCCAGATACGGGCTTAGCGTCGACTTTTACTGCCACCTTTGTCTGGTGATATTCAAGGGCAGTGTCATCTTTGACCTCGATATGCTCCTCTCTGATGCAGTCTCTAACAAGAGCCTGATCTTTCACCAGGTCCCAGTCGGCTTTTGGGACTTCTTGGAATACACCCTTTTTAGTAGGCAGGATATTGATGCACTTGATGATTCCATTTGCATCTCTACCGCGAAAAATCCACGGCCTCGCAGCTCTATTTTTTACTAATACATTTTTCATTATATTACTCCACACTTAAAACAATATTGATATTAGATTAGATGTCGTTGGCGATTGATACGCTCAATGGCAGGTAAATGATAGTTCCACCGGTCCTTGACTCGGATGGAATTACAACTTCAAGCCCTCGCAGTTGAGGTGCATGGAACATCTGCTCCATTGGGATATGAGCCTCAAGCTTTTCCGGGTTCTTATCGTATGCAACCATCAAGTCTGTTGACCCAGCACCAGCACCGGCAAGTTGTGGCACTTTAACAATGTCGGCAGCGGAATTAACAAACGGACTGTTTGCAATTACATACTGCATGATCGTCATTGTGGCAAGGGCACTTACTTTGGTAGCTGCGATATAATTCCACTGCTTAATAGGCAGCAATAGCGTATTTGGAGATTCAACGCCATTCGTCAGTTCGTTGATGCCACTGAAAATGTTATTGATATCAGCAAGTATTTCGTCTGGGGTCTTGGTATCCCATTCAGGATTGCCGCCTGCTCCGTTTGGAACCGATCCACTTGTAATGTTTGGATTCGTAAGGAATCCAGGTAGTCCGGTATCAGCATCACCAAGCATTGCGATACGGTTAAACAGTTCTTCGTTCGCACGCCTTGAAGCGTTGGCCTTTCGCTGTTCAAGAGGCTGACCTCCGGCCATTGAAGACGCTCTTACTTCTTGAGTGTTGTACCCAAAAGCAATACCGCCGCCAGCAACAGGCGACTTGACCTGCTTTGCGAATACGTCCGCACGAGGCAGGTCTTTACCGTATGCAGATATGAGTTCTGCAACTCCAACCTGATCGTAGACGCTGTACGTGATTGTGTCTGCACCTGGATTAACTTCGGTTGACACTGGGATCAAGTTCCTGAATGGCAAGTCTGGGTACTGGACTTCATACGCCTTCGCCAGCACATGTTCAAGGTTTCTCTGGAATGCAATAGTAGCTCCATCGTTTACAGTAGACCCGTCGCTACAGGTGGTGTTGATATGGTTTGACAGTTTTGCATCAATAAACAGCATTGTAATACTCCTTAATTTGAACGCCTATTGTAAACGTTATATTTACTTTTTTAAAGTTTCGATCTTAGTTTGCAAATTCCATCGGCCGCCGCTGTTTCGTCGTAAGACAGGGCAGTTACAGCAAATGCAACATCTGTATTTGCTACGCCAGCAACAGACCCATCGCTTGAAAGGAATCTACCAACAGTCAAGTCTGCATCATATGCACGATTAACAGCCCATGCACCAGTTGCCGGGTCAGTCGTTACGACAATACTGTCAATTACGACATTCAAAGATGCCTGAGAAATAATCTCAAGCGTATTGCCATCGACGATAGTTGTCTGAATCTTTGTTGGGAAGTCAGTTGTAAGTTGCGATCCAAGATCGGCCATAGTCTGGGCCATGCTTGTATTGAATGCAACCGAAGTCAATGCGACACCGTCAACATCGAGATCAATAGATCCGCTTGTCAATGCACCGCTGAATGTGATCGTTGAAACCTGTTCACCCTCTTTGTATCTGCAGTAAACAGAACTTGCAGGCGTAACTGAATCTTCTGGCTGGACATATATAGAGCCCTCTTGAAGTACCGATGCAATCTGCTCATCGGCCATGATCGCAACATTATCCGCGTTATTCTCGAATACGTGCGAATGGATAGTGATACCAACAAGCGAATCAGAGTCACTTGACGGCAGTTTGACCTGCTTGTCATTAGTGCCTTTGATGACACCAAGACCAAAGCCGATGCCGTTAGTTTCTTCGACCACGCCTGAAATAGTGCGTATTGGGTTAATATCTGCAAGTAAACCAGCATAACCTTTTTCGATACTCAATGAATAACTGTCTTGTACTGTCATTATAAAACCCCTTAAAAAGAGATGTCTATTTTAATTTAAAGGCTACTAGCTTGCCTGGTTAGATTTGTATGCGTTTTGGCCATCTTTGATGCACTTGTTTCGTGCGTCGGCTATTGGATCGCCGGTTTCCGGTTTCTTGTCGAAATGAACATTGTCCAGGTTGTCGCTGCCCTTAGAAAACTTGGTCAGCGTAGCATCGAAAAACGCATTGATGTAATCATCGGACTTGTCATCAAGCTTCATATCGGCATGCTTTGCCTGGACGACTTCGACTTTAATATCCTTGTTGGACTTGCCATCGGCTTTGAAGTCCTTGATGATCTTGCTTGCAGCATCAACAATAGATGCACGTTCAGCGACTTTGGTGTCAAGCTGCTCGTCGGTCAGGACTTGCTCTTTCGTAGCGTCAAGTTCGCCGGTAAGCTTGTCAATCGCAGCCTTGTGGTCTACGGTGAGTTTTTCGATTTCGGCTTTGTGAGCGACATCTGCGTCATTCAGTGATGCATTAGCGTCGACCAATTGAGCTGCTTGTTTTTCGATTGCCTGCTTGCTAGCGGCAGTTACTTCGATCTCTACATCATTAAACATCATAAGCATGGTATTTGCCCCTTTTTTGTCATTAAGTGCTTTGTCTTTAATTTTGCAGACATTACCAGCTCTGCCCTTTTTTACAATCGCGATATGATTACCGCGTATATTCTTTTGAATTGCGTCGTAAGTTCCGAACTTAGGATCAGTCCCAGACTCCATAACTATGTCAGATAGATAGCCGCATGAAAGCTCTACTGTGCCTGCCTCGATCTTGTCGACTGCTTTTTTGTCAGTAATGCGTAATGTTGTGGCAACTGTATCGCCGTCTTTTACGACACGTTCGCCAGCACTGCCGACATTGTAGTATCGATTATTCTCAGATGTAACAAGTGCCGGAGGATGTTCATCGGTTACTGGCTGCTTTGCGAATGTCACCATTGACTTTTCGTCGAATACTTCGCTTTCAGGTCGCAGCACTCTAATCAATTGAGCCTGGTCGCGATCAGTAATCCCTAATTCGCCTGCTTGGTACTCTTGAATGCCTGACCGGGATATATTCGCCTGCACATCAAGATACCCTTCTGGAGTCTTGAATCTGGTAGTCACTACTGCGATATCGCTGAGTGAACAACCTGCAATAATATGTCCTTTTTCGATGGTCATAATATTACTAGAATGCAAAAAAAGGGAATGTCAACATTAAATATAAATATTTTTAAATATTTATTATCCAACTGGAACTACGGGTATTGCGGTGCATCTGCAGCCGATCGGTTGCCCTGGATTGCCGTCTTCCGGCGGTTGCCTAAACGGTTTGCCATTCGGGGATATTATTTTCTTAGATGATTTAGTCCATAGAAAATATTCGCCGTTCCTGTCCCAATGGTCAAATGGTGCGTTTGGGTATAATCCGCTTGGATTGCCGCGTACACGTCTATCGCCGGACGTTATCCACTTGTAGCCCATACTGTCAAGGTTCTTACTCCGGCGTTCATTAAGCTTTCCGGATATTGTCGCGGTCTGATCTCGAGCGATAAACTTCGCCCTTGCCTTTGTAGAATGCCCTAACTCAGTGATTTGCTCAATAAGGCTTTTGGCTGGCCTGCCCTCAGTAAGCGACTCATTAAGTATTCTATTGAGCCTGAAAAAATACTTATTCGGAATCGACTTAATAAGGTCAACGTTCATGGAAATATCATCTCTAAGCCCCTGCGTCAACCCCTCATTCATTATGATGCGGTCAAGATCAATGCCGATAGTCCTTTGGAACATTCGAAAATTGCGACGTTCGTTTTCTTTGTCAGTGCCCTTTACAAAGCTTTCTGACCACTTGAATGCATTCTTGTTGGTTTGCTGCGATTGCTTATTGAGATCGTTTAGGATTTGAACAAGCCGGACTCGTGCTGTTGATTTTGCATCTGCTACGAATTCATGCTCTAAGTTCCTGATAGCAGGCACTAATTGTTTATTGACTAACCGCGTAATCTGGTTGACTATCGACAAGAGCCTACGCCGATACCTTACCTCCTGGCTTTTCGACGGATTGATCTTTTGGCCTTGACGGTTCTTTTTTTTCTTTTTCCTTCTCTTAGCCATTTCCTTTTTCCGCAATAGGTCAATGATGCTGCTTTTTTTCCTGCATTAGTTATGAACACGAATCCATTCATCGATATGGCATATCCATTTGATATCAGGTCTTTTAATGCAACTGTTGATATAGCATCACTTGCCCGGATCATCCTTTTTTGGTTTAATTGCCGCATCTGGATCATCATCGTTTGGTTCGTCTGGATCATTATTGCCCTCTAATTGTGAACGTGTTTCGTCGTCTTCTGGGACTTCTACAATGGCCTCTTCGATCAATTCGTCAGTGAGATTGTTACTCAGCCCCTTTTCCTGTATATCTCTCAGTATGGCCTCGTATGGTACATCTAATCTGCTAAGTATATCAAGCGTTTCGGCTACTGTTTTGTTTATGTCGGCTTGCTCTTTCGGTGTCATCTGCCATAATGAGTCGTATTCCCATTTGAGATCATCACTGTAATTGCCAAATAGCGACCGTATCATAACTTGATCGAGAATATCCATCTTTGGCATTAGATCATTATTCTGCTTAGATGCGACCATATCGTAATAGTTACGCATATCAGATTCGCCGGTTGCATTAAGCCCTCCAGGGGATGCACCTAAAAACCGCGTCTTCGGTATGTCGGATGCGGCGGATAGTATCGATAGGAATTGCTCCATTATCTGCGGTAGTTGCTTAAAATCAACACCCTTGCGTTCGTATGATTCCTTGCCATCAAGCAACATCATGCCATTTAGGGACTTCATTAGAGCCATGACCTCGTAACGTTCTCTTACCTTTTCTGATCCCTGCCCGGCCAACGCTTCGGCAAGCCCATCGGCCGTAATCACATCGATATTTGTTTCGTGGATCATCGTTGCAATGCTCTGGATAACGGTTTTGTTATTCTTGATTGTATCATATAGCCTGTTGAATGCAGAATCACCCCACCATAACTGTCTTATTTCTTCGTAGTACGGCAGTTTTAAACCGGTAAATTTAACCATTCTAGTATGATGAATAAGCTGTTGAGTGCCCAAAACGCTATACAGTTCTGGTTGCCCTTCATTTTCGCCGAACGGATTAAGCGTATTGGCTCCTGGATATGGGAACATCCTATGCCGGTCTATGACGATAAACTTCTTGAGCTGGCCCTTTTGAACTTTCGTGATATCCAGCGGCGTACTTGAATCGCCGTGGCCATCAACTGACATAACAATCGCACATCCACCATACATGCCAGCCCATATAAGAGCTTGCTTGATGTTTGCTTGGTACTTCAGGACTTTTTCTGCGGCTTCAATGGCGTCTATATCCTTGCTGTTCATTACGTCGGATTTCCAAGTTCTCCATTCACGCGTCATATCACAAGCAGGGATGTCGACAATCTTGGCCATCCATTGGAAACGGTACATGTCATCTGCAGCGGATCTGTTGCGTGATATATCTTCGCCTGTTATAAATTGGCCGTATGAGTTCTTATCGCGGGCAGTGCCGAGGTTTGCAGGGAGATTCTTGAAGCTATCGCCCGTATAAATCGTTATATTCTGTCCGTCTATTACCTTAGTTTCTTCTGGCATCATCTTGCTCCATGATTAAATGGCTGTTTATTTGTAAGATAATTGATAAAAGGTAATTGTCAAGTGTTATTTTAGAACATAAAAAAAGACCCGGCCAATTGAATGACCGGATCATAGTTCGATACTGCCGTATGCTGGAGGGGTTTAAGTCTCAAGTCCAGCATCGTGATTGCCTTAAATACCTAACCGAACCCGCTGCTTTGTTGCCACACATACGTGCTTGCATTTCCGAAGTTACTATTTATTCGAAATTTACGGCAGTTCGGTTTATAAAATGTTATTTCGTAATAGTAGAATGTCACTATTATTCTCCATATACTAATTTGATACTAATTTAGTTGAGATTAGTATCAGTCAACCTCATTAACGTCCCATACTTCGCCTTGCTCCTGATTTATAACATCAAGACCGCAACCAGGAGTAAAACTGTTTATCATTGATTCGGCCTTATTCGTAGCGTCTTCTTGGTCTGTAGCTTCAATGATTCCTTCAACTTTCAATTCAACTGTTCCTGTGATTTCAAACTTTGCCATTTTTAATCTCCACTTACTAGAAGTATTTCTTATCTCTAAATGACCGTGGTTTTTCAGGGTATTCATATGTGCTATTCAGATTAGGCACATCAAACTGTTTAAAAACCTCCACACTCGCACCGCCCAGTTCATTGCCTAATCCGATTAACAGCTGATCCCAGTTAGGCATTTTTGTCCACTCGCCTTTTACAATCACTACCGGTGATGTATGTGTTCGGAGTTCTGCTATCATACGGAACGCGTCACCTATCGCCAATGTCGAAGGAGCTGATAAGCATATCATTGGCATATTGTGCCCCATATCCAATAAGCTTTCCATTATCGCTTCTTGCTGGTCGCCTAGTTCTGTGTCGTTACTCATGCCTCACACGCCTTAAATTAGCCCCGACAACAGCACCGTCATTGCCATTGCCGGGACACGCCCATAATTTCTAAATAATGCCAGAGTTTTCGCTGTATTCCCACTCGGCTCTCCGGCTACATCTGACCGATCCTGCATCTCTGCATGAGTATAGGATGCAGGCCATACTTTCCTCATGCCGTATTGCGTCAATCAGGACTCGAACCTGAATATATGCAACTCCCAAGACTTAGAGTCTTCAAATCTGAAGTACGAAGTAAGTCGGTTGCAGTCGCTCTACCAATTGAGCTATTGACACGAATCCCCCAACCGCAGCCAGGAGACAGAAGAATCAACCCAACGTAGGATTGATAACAAGAACTTATTAACTTTTTAATGCCTGTTATCTGACAGGCGGCATATCCAGCTTGGTCGGAGAACTGCCACTGGCTCATTACACGGAGTTTATTTAGGCAACCTATATGTGCGTCTGAGCGATTCACTGCCACGTTTGATAATCATGTCAGTTATAGATCGTTTGCTTATTTCGCAT